TATTCCGTCTGGATCATAAACAGCTTTTGTCATATCTCCTGTACCAGCTACGTCTGTCCATTCTGTATCGTAATTAGTAGTTGATTTTTTAGATAATACTTGTCCTGTTGTTCCTCCAACTGCTACGCCTTCTCCATCTTCACCTTGTGTTCCTGGTCTACCATTTCCACCACTTACTCCACGAGGAATATTGAAGTCTAACATTGTTTTATCTTTAGTCTTTCTTACTTCTACACTTGCGTCGTCTCCTGGTTGAATAGTTCTAACTTTACCAATAGCAATATCTTCAACGTTGCCATCAGTTCCATCTATACCATCTTTACCATTCTTACCGTCTTTACCATCTTTACCTTTAAGTCCATTTAAGCCGTTCTTAGCGTTCTTACCATCTTTCCCTGGCATTCCATTAAGTCCATGCTTTCCGTCCTTACCTGGTTCTCCTTTTGACCCTGTAACGCTATATCCTGTTGCTCTTATAAGTTTCTTATCTCCAAAATACCAATAATCACCTTTGATATGATATTTAGCAAGTTTATCTATTAATGTACTTGATACATTTGCAATCTCTTTTGATAAGTCTAATTGTTTTAAATCTTTAATAGTTTCTTTTGTTTCTTTAATAATAGCCTTTAATTCAATTACATCTTCTTTTGTTTTGCCTAAATCTTTAACATCTTTTTCTGTACTCTTTAACATAGAAGTTAATTTTTTTAGATAATCGTAAATGTATTTAGTATCCTTGTTCATTTATTAACCTCCTATCAAAGTGTTTAGTTCTGTTTGTTCTCCTTGCGTATTTCCGCCTTGTTCCATCATTTGTGCAACTTGAGCTTCTAACTCTTCGTCAGGCAATGCTTTTAACTGTTCTTGTATTTCTGGTGGTAACGTTTCTATAAATGCCATCATTTGTTCAAACTTGTCGTCTTGTGCTACTTGTTCTTGAGCTGATAACACACCAGTTCTAGATTTGATCTCTTCTATCAATTCTTTAACTTGTGGAATGCTATTCTCTGGCATACGTTCTAAGTAGTCTACAACTGATATAGCACCTAAGTCTAATAAACCTCTTAGTTCTTTAATGCTTGTAAGTTCACTAGCATAACCTATTGCTCCTACATCTATACGTTTATTGTAATTCATTTCTTTAATTAGACTAAAGTTATATGGTACGATTTGTGTATTATCTCCGTCGTGTACTACAACTGGTCTAGTTCCATATTTAGTTCCTATCATATCAAGTAAGTTATCTACAAACTGTTCTGTAACTTCATATAAGTTACTTCTTATGTTCTCTAATGGAACACTTGTAAGTTTTTCAGCCAATGCAATAGCACTTGTATTATCAGGCGTTACATTTCCTACTGCTGCATCATTGATACCTAACATATCTTTTGTATAATTCATAATCAATTCTATGATTGTTATAACTTGATTAGATACTTGTCCTACATTTAAATAGTCTGCTACTTGTTTAACACTTTCTCCTTGCTTCATATTCTTAAGACCTATTGCTTTGCCTACTTCATTCGTTGGTGCTGACATCTTACCTGCGTCATATACTAACGTTGGAAATGCCGTCTTCATTACTGAATATACAACCATTGCCAATAGTTTATTAACTGCTATTTGGTTAGGTATAAGTCCAGTTGCTCCTGCTCTACCGTGATATTGATTCTTTTGTTTCTTATAGTTGAACCAAGCTATCGGGTATCTATGTAGTCCTGTCTTTTCATTCTTATAGATATATGCGTTCTTAACACACTTAGTAGCAAGTATTTCCCCTGTCTTCTTATCTTTCTTATAAATAATGATGTACAATGCTTTACCATACTTGTCGGTTTCTACTTCTATCTTACCGTTATCTCCTGCTTGGTATAACCATTCTTCATCTTCTTCTACTAGATAATCGTTCTTCATTTTATATTCTTTTGCTTCATCTTGTAAAGTCATCGCTATATCTCTACCAATAACTATAATATACGGTTGTATTTGTGGATCTGGATTGTTAGCATTACCAAACATTATATTCGGTCCATCTACTAACTCTGTTTCTATGTCTCCTAATGTTGCTTTGTATTTGCCTTTGAATGGTTTAGCCTTTCTATCCCAATAATTATGCAAACAAAAATCACCCATATCAAATGCGTCGCCTAATCCTGCTCTAATCTTAAACTCGTATTTAACTTTATCTAATAGGTTTCTTATTTCAGCATTTGCCATATCGGTTGTGTCTATTTCACTTTGCATTTCAGGTGTTGCCTTTTCTTTATCAGCGTTATATTCTAACGGACTGATAGTAGCACTAATGCTTGTTGATGTTAAGTTTGCTATCGTATGTTGTTTAGCCTTTTGTAATATCGGTATCATTGGTTTAGATATATCTTCTGCTTCTACATTTCTCCATTGATCGTCATTAGCAAACGCTATGTTTACATCAATAGTATCGTAGTATGATTTATCTCCTGTGATAATGGCTTGATTATATTGTAGTCCTGCTTCGTATAATCTCCACTCGTCTAATATATATTCTTCTTTATTCATTATCATAACCCCTTGTCGCTATATCTATATTGTAATTAAATAACTTTTGCCAAGACTTCTCTATCTTATCTCTTCTATTCATTTCCTTTTCTTCTTCGGTTAATTCACTTTCAACTACTGGTTTATTTTGCGTTATCTTGTTATATACAATATAAGCAGTTTGAATCATGATGATTAACAATAAAACTATTTCCATACTTCCTCCTTAATTTTTCAAAAACATATCGCTTGTTACGTTCCCTATCAAAGCATTAACTGTTCGTTCGTATTCTTCAGCAGCTATTTTATCTCTGTAGGTTTGCTTAGGTAGTTCATCAAGTTGATTCCCTGTACTGTAATACCTTAATGCGTCTACTATGTGTGTTAAGTCATGTGGTTGCTTAGCATACACGTTAGGTTTGTTCTTATCTTTCTGTATCTTAACTATACACCTCTCTAAATTAGGACACTTACCTTTGATAAATGTTAGTTTAGAAGTTATATATGGTAAACCTGTTTGTTCGTCTTTCTCTTCTATCGGTAGTAAATACTCTTTAATATTCACACAACCTTGTTCAAACGAACTGTTTACTTGTATTAAGTTTACTCCGTGTTCTTCAAATATCTCTGCTGTTGATTTCCCTGTGTGTCTATTCTTATTCCATAGATCAGGTGGTGCAAATGATGTTCTTATGCCCCTATCATAACAAAGTTGTGCTGCTTCACTAGCTACAAGTCCACTCTCATGTATCTCGTCAAAGCCTTTATACTTGTCCTTAACTACTGCTATACCTAATACTGCTAACATATCTAATCCATAATCTAATGCGTAATATATATCACGACTTATTGTTTCATCTTCTGTTATGTGTATATGTTGCTTGAATTCAGGAAAGAAACTTCCTCCTGGTATAGTCAATGCTTCTTCAATCGTTGCTGGGTACTCTTGCATGATTAAGTCGCCTAAATCTCTCTTAGTCTTCTCATACCACTCAATAGTTCTTCTTGGATCGCTATTCCACGGCATAAATATCTTATTGAAGTCGTTATCTTCTACAAACAACTCTTCAAACAATGTTCCTCTATCTATTGTGCTTAATCCTATTACTTTACCACCAGTTGGTCTATTGATAGTTGGATAAGCACTTAACCATATCTCATTAGCAAATTGTTGGAACGCCCACTCATCTAGTACTAACAAGTTAGCAGTAAATGATCTACCAGCATTCTTGCTTGATGAAAACGCTTTAAACATACTTGATTTCTCTTTATGTAGTATTTCTATCGATAATGCTGTACGTCTATATTTTAAGCCTTGCCATCCTTCATTCTCTTTTATATCTTCTTTAATGAACACTTCTAACTTCCTTAACATTACACTTAGTCTTCTTATAAGTTCTTTTGCGTCTTCTTCTGTCTTAGATAATGCTATTGTTAGATAACCTACATTAAACAACATTAAATACATTGAGTAAGCCAATACTAGCCACGTCACGCCTAGTTGCCTTGCTTTAAGTATTATATTAAGTCTTTCCTTGTCTATGCTATGCAGGACTTCCTTTTGCTTGTCCCACAGTTTAAACTTCTGTAATATACCCGCTTTATTATCAACATCTTCTATGTATATATAATTCTCTATAAAGTATTGTTTATTATTCTTGCAGTATTCAAACTCGTCATTACGAATCTTCTCTAGTTCAATCATTTTAACCTACTTGCTACATTCTTTAACAATTCTCTATCTTCATCCGTTAATGTTATATCTCCTGTATTGTTTACTTCGCTTATATCTTTTGGTTTCTCTCCTATGGTATCTCTAACCACTTCAAAGGCTTTTTCACTACCTTTTTTAATAATACCTATCACCATTGCTTCTGCATTGGTCAGTCCTTCTATCTTTGTACTAGGTTGTTCTAATGCTGTCTTTAATAATTTTTTAAACTTTGCTTCTTCTTGTATCTGTTTACCTCTAGCTATACCACCTGCTAAATGTATTGCGTCTTGTTCTGCTTGTGGTCTGTCTGCTATGCTTATTAAGTTTTCTTGCCCTTTAGCCATTTGTATCACCTATTCTCTTAAAAAGTTCCAATTCTGTTTTAAACGACCACTTTCGCCCTTTTGGTATAAAGTCATTTAACTGAATAATATTGTTAAACATACTACCTACAACCTTACCCCTTTGGTTAACTACTTGGTTTCCTTTTTGATATAACTTTAGTTCTGGTAGTAATCTATTAATAAATGTGAACATATTATTTCACCTACCCTTATATTTGCTTATCTTGTAACTGTGCCATATAAAATATCTGTTAAAGAATATAATGTAATAACCTAGTCCCTGTTTCTCTATCCTAATTAATTTCTTCATCGGCTGCCCAAGTAGTATAATCATTTATATCTGTATTTGCAGTTGTAATTGTACTGTCACAAATATATCCGTTAAATGGTTTTGGTATCTGGCTTATTATGTATTTATATTCCCCTACTGGTATTTTTATATATGTTTCTTCTTCCCACTCTAAATCCTTAATATCTTTTTTTGCTAATTATTCTTTAGTTATAACTTTATTCTTCATTGTATCCTCCGTTATTCGTATTCAATTTCCACTATTATTTGATCGTGGTTTCCGTAAGTCTTTATTACTTGTCCGTTATATACTTGTTTGTCATCTTTATAGGCATAACC